ATGAAAAAATTAATCTTAGTGATCCTGTTACTTCTGTCAATCGGTGTGATGACCATCGTTGATTCGAACATCATCCGACAAGCCCCTTATCCGAGCTTGTCCCAAGAACAAACGAAATAAGGAGGTCCGAACGTGACCCGGGCAATTTTAATCAGTTTCTGCGCCCTATTCCTTTTAGCAGGCTGCACTTCCCAAGCTGAGCCAAGTATTTCCACTAAGCAAGCGAACTCAGTTGCAGCCGCTAACCGCGCGGAGCAAACTAGTCGTGCCAATGCAGCGGCTGATGCTAGTGCTAAGAAGCAATCTGGTGACCATTATCAAGCTGCTGACGACCATATCACTAGCGCAACTAGTGCAGTGGCCGCCGTCGGGCAAGTGCTCAACGATCCCAAGCAACAAACCTTTGGTGTCGTACCAACTGCCAATCAAGATGCACACGGCCACCACTATTATCAGGTCGATGCTTATCAGAAAACGGCTAATGGCGGCCGGGGGCATTATCTGAATAGTTACTTTGTTTATTTAGATGGTAGTATCACGACCAAACAAGCAAATTAATAAACCGACAAGTTGTCACCCATTCAAGCAGTGTCGTTGAACCTGCTGGGATGGGTGACTTTTTGGATGCATTTTTTGCCGGTAGTAATTTCAGTATTTCGGCGTACAGTTATTCCATGCTAATTAAGGCCAGCCCCAGTAACTAAGCAACCAATTTGCAATTACAATTAATATCAACTGCATAAATATAGAAAAAGGTTTATTTTTTTGTTACTTTTCGCTATAATGGATATTGTTGTTAAAGCAACTGCCCCAGTGGCGGAACTGGCAGACGCGCAGCGTTCAGGTCGCTGTATTGGAAACAATGTACAGGTTCGAATCCTGCCTGGGGCATAATTTGGTAAACTAGATGAAGCTTGAATCCTGTTAAACGTTGATTTAACGGCATTCTAGCTTTTTTCATTTGTACTAAAAAGCACTACTAATTTTAAAAATTTGTCTTTATTTGTCTTTAAGACAGAAATGTATACTTTTGAATAATAGTTATTAAAAAAAACCCCCACGCCGAAACGCAGGGGAAAAGTTGCAGAGTGATCAAGCTCCACAATTAATGAAACTATATATCAAGTTATAGCACTATTTTGCTGCTTGTGAGGCGGATTCTGACGCCGTTTCAGTGTCAGAAGCTGTAGAACTATTCACTACAGCAGCTGCGGACGTTGGTGTTGGCGCTTCGTCAGCAACTTTATTAGCTGTCGCTTCAACTTGGCTTTCCTCGTCACTTTTAACTGTTGGTGCTGTCACTGTTTGAACGTCAGTAATAACGCCCAGCATACCAAGGATCGTTAATACAGTGTTGATAACAGCAACAATGGCTGACCAGTCACCAGTAAACTTAATGCCAAACATGGCAAAGACTTGTTGAACCAACACAATTAATAACGAAATAATTCCAGCGATCAACTTACCATTCAAACTACCGTCGACATTCTTGAAGCTAATTTTTTTAATCATTATTTTCCCTCCTAAAGGAACTTTTCTGCGATATAAACAACTAATGTGACGAGCACGCCGGAAACTAGGACACCGATAACCCAATTCTGTATCTGAGTAACCCGTCCTATTTCGTGCTCAACCTCGATGGACTTGGCCAGTGCCTTGTCCGCTTTGTCGCCAATATCGTCAACTTGATTCAGCTTTTCTTCGATGTTCTCAACTTTCGTTTTGGTGGCGGCCACATCCTTTTGAATATCCATTAATAACTTAGTTGTATCGTCGTATTGTGCCATTACCGCACCACCAATCGCTGACCAGGATAGATAGTGGTGTAAATCGTCTTTCCGTTCTGACTAGCTAATGTAGTCATGCTCAGGCCGTTACGTTGTGCGATTGTCCACCAGCTGTCGCCAGACTTGACTGTGTAGTACGTATGACTAACCGGCTGACCAGTAACTCGCTTCCCGTAGGCTTGCCCATTGGTGACACCTAGCTTAATGAATCCGTATAGTCCATTTGAACGGGTATAGCGTGCCCATACATAGTCATGTTCAATAATGACAGCGTTGTAAGTTACGCTCTCACCCTTGTAATAGGTAGCCACTTGACGTACCTTGTCGCTATCCGTGTATCGTACAGCCAGAGTCCGATTAGGGTAGAACACTCCTAGCTGGTTGTATTTAACAACCTTAAAGGTGGCCTGAGCCTTCTTAATGTTGGCCTGTGCTTGTTTCTTGCTAGCAGTCGTGTAACCTGACTTGGTAATGCCCGTTAAATCAACATTGCCATCTAATCCTCCTGCTTTATACATACTCGTAAACTGGAAGATAGCCACGCCATCCATGCTAGGGAACCAGTTATAATCCGGCTTAGTTCTAACCAGATAGTCCGGATACTCAGCTAGCCACAGGCAATTACCATAGGCTTTGACAATGGCGCTAGTATTAACATGAGCATTGAGGTAGGCCTTGCCGGAGTACAGCATAGGGGTATAGCCTGCCGCTTTAATGAGGGCCATTTGAGCTTTAATGGCATTAGTGTTGGCCGTCACGCTATTAGAAGCACCGTCCTCATAATCTAGTGCTACAATGCTGCCCTTGGGTGTCTTAACTCGTGGCAAGTAATAGGCCATCATAGCCTTAGCATTGGTCATATTGCCACCAACACCGTCCCATAAATAGGTGTGCACCCGTTTACCAGCCTGTTGAGCTGATTTAACTTGGCTAGTATAAGTGGTTTGAGGAATATTAGTACCACCATAAAAGCCACCTGCCTGTGAGAATACAAACTTATCGGTGCTATAGCCGAATACACCACTATTGCCGTTATACTTAGACCAGTCGACCCCTTGGTCACGGCTAGTTGAAGCCTGACTGGTAACATTGACCATTAAAAAGGCCATAAAAATGGCGCCCATCATTAAGATGAGTGCCTTTAATTTGTGCTTATTCAATTGTCTACCTCCTATTGTATGCTGTTATTATCTACGGTAGCTGCTACCCGTGCAGCTTTATCTGCGGCAGCCTTGTCAGAAGCTGATACCTGTGCAGCTTTGTAGGCTGTAATTGCATCGGATACTTTAGTAACCTGAGTTTGGGTAATCAGTGATTTTACTAGATAATTTCCAGCGTATACAGTTGCTAAGTCCGATGGAATCAGTCCATTGTTAACGCTACTAATTAGTCCTTCTGTCAAAAATTCGCTTAAATCAAAACTCATTATAAATGACCTCCCAATGATACAATAGCTGCTTTTATTTTTGCGTAATCTGATTGTGTCAAAATATCTGAGGGATTAGGGCACCAATCAGTTGCGTGAGAACCTAACTCTAGTTTCATATTGGAAAATGTAATAGTGGTTGTCCAAGGAATATTATCCAAATGGAGATAAACACCTAAACTCGAATAATTATCTAGTTTGATGGTTGCCACATAGTGCTTTTTTGTAGTGCCAACGGTATCATTAATGCAAGCCATCCAACTTCCACCGTCATAGCCATCAGTTTGGATGATAAAGGATTCAGGAGTCGTAGAAACAGCATCAAAACTTAAAGTTACCGTAGTTCCTGCTTCTAATCTTCTACTTAATCCATACATTGTCTGGCCTTGGTTAATTGCATTAACACCCGTAATACTGAATTGGTTATAAGTTTTCAATAACAAGTTTGTTCCCACAGCGCTGTTATTAACCTGCGTTTGGAGCTTAACAAAAGCCGGTGCTTTGGTCAAGCCATCATTATCAACAGTACCCGTATCACCCTTTTCACCTTTGTCACCCTTAGCGATTGTACTTGCGGCTTTATTCATTGCTTTCACAAAATCATCAAAAGTAATCGTGGTAATCGTGCTACCATTGGCACTTTGAATGTTATTGGTAATAGTAAAACCAGTTGACCCATCACTAGGGTAGATTGACGTCCCGGTACTATCAACCACCCATACTTCAATGGCATAGCTACCAGCTGGTAAACTAGTCATCAAGTCAGCATTAAACTTAACGGTAACTTGACCAGTCGTTGGATCCGTTAAACTAGCTGGGTCAACTGTGGCCGATTTTAGGTAGCCACTGGCATTGCCCAATTTAACGGTAATTGAAGTAACCTTAGTTAAGTCCGTTGCCACATTATCATTGCCACATACTAGTGTGAAGCTAGTGGTGGTATCACCGATTTTAACCGTCTGTGGTGAAGTATCAGTAAAACTAAGCGTTTTCGCCATCTTTAGGTGCCTCCTTCTCAGCCAACTTGGCATTAAGCTGGTCAATTTGAACTTGTGCCATCGCTAATTGCTGGTCTTTAAGGGCAATCGCTTGGGCGTAGTTACTAGTTAGCTTGTTAATCAAAGCTTGTGCATCAACATTCATATATTAAGCCTCCTTTGTAGTCGTGGTAACTGGTTTTAAAGCGGTCAGGCTGCCAATCAGTGTGTTCAACACCTTCAATTTAACCCTATCTGCTCCCCCAGCACCTCCAGCAATGGCAGTGTTAAAGTCATCCATGGTAATGCTGATCTGTGAGCTGATACCTAGTGTGTTAATTTGAACACTAATTGTCATGATGTTGTTCGTGTAATCTGGTTTATAATTCGTGATTAAAATGCTATCCATTTAATTTGGCCTCCAATTTATTTAATCTAGCTTCCAATTCCATGTTGTGCCCGTTTAATTGGTCGATTTCTTTCTGTTGTTCCTGCACAGTCGCTAAAGTGGCATTTAACAGTACGCTGTCATCCACCCCGTTTAATTTGCCGTTTTCATCACGACTAACAAATACGTCTGGCAATTGCCACTGCTTAGTGTCATTCACATCATCAACGATTGAAGACAGCCTTAAGTGGCTGGTATTATCATCAGTTTTGTACTGGTATGTTGCTAGGTCAATTGAGTTAACTAGCTGTGCCCAATAGGCCGTATCAGCCTTTCGCATGTCCCGCTTAACACTTAATAGGGATGATTTAACTAGACTATCATAGTGAACGGCACCAGCATAGATGTCGACGGATTGGCCATTAGCACGATTGAAATGAATTGGGCCGTTGTCGGAACTGGTAATCGTGTGATAGGTATTTATGTTGAAATTGCCAATATCTAAAGAACGATTGAATTGAATGTTATAAGTACCCGAACCATCAATACCAAAACTGGCTGTCTTCATAGTCGGACCATTGCCGACATACCAGATATTCTGTGTGCCATTAGGGTTGATATTGCCATATGGTGTAATAATGATACCCTTCGGTGTAACATCAGCAGAAGTACCGTTAAAGGTGATTTGTTGAGTATCTCCGTGTAGCGTCAGCCCATTCAACGGACTGATCAGAACTTGACCAGTTAATTGGCTTCCAGAAACGGATTGTGAAAATGACATATCCTCGCCATTAGTAAAGCCAGAGTTCAAAGAAATCATATCGCCACTAAAATTGCCATCATAAGCTTCATATTGACTTCCGGAAGAGTTTATGGCGCGATACATGGTTCTTAGTCCGCCACCACTCATCTCTGTCCTTAGAGCGCCCATTGAGTTAAAAAGTGTCGTGGAAGCTTTGCCAGTAGGTTCAATGGTGAATGGATAAAAATTACTCGTATTATTAGAATCACTAATACTGCCGCCACCATGGAACGTTGTCCCGTTGATAGTTGAGCCAGTGATAGTTTTACCATTTAGAGTATCCGTGATGTTAGCACTAGGAATAGTTACGGGGTTATCCGTATCAAAATAGATATTTTTACCAGATAGTGTCAGCTGACCGCTAGATGAAATTAAGGTTTTGCCGGCTTGAAGGTTAATCTCATCAAGTAGGTCATCCTTAGTAACTCTTAATAGAATATCATCTGCCATCTGAGCAATCATAGTGTCTTCGGCTCCGTACACATAAGGTGTTGCAGTGTCACCGGGCTCTAATTGTAGTTCAGTAAAGTACATACCAGCAGAGGCCCCGTTGTTAGAGCCATTATTGTCAATACGTAGATAAGCTTCACCAATCGCTCCTGTTGTAAAGGTAACCGTCCGATAATCTAATGCTGACTTAGATAATACTGCCCCTTTAATTATTTCTTGGGCAACTGTGAAATCTGAAGTACTACCATTGGGCCGGCCCAAAACATAAACGTCCATACTGCTTACATTAGAACCAGCAAAGCCTTTTAGTTGGAACGTGTAAGTTGCGTTAGCATTAATTTTAAAGCGTGGGCTTTTAGCAAAGACTTCGGTAGAACCAGCTGTATTTAATTCATACAGGGAATCGGCACCACTGTGATAGAAGGCATGTGTCGTTGCGCTTAGCGTTCCACCCGTTCCAGACTCAGCCCATTGTAAATTATCAGCTTCTGGCATAGCTGAATATGGTATCAAATTGACGTTATTAGCATCGGATTTAGAAACCTTGCTAGCAATCGTATCAGCGGTCTGCGTCTTATACGTGTTAAAAGCACTAGATTCAACCTTGCTATCAATTGCTTTAGCAGTTGTAGCTTGGTAGGCTGAGAAGTCGCTAGTAGATACCTTATCTGAAATCAAGTTAGCTGTCTGTGTTTTGTAGGTTGAGAAATCACTATTATTAACTTTGCTGGCAATCTGACTAGCAGTTTGCGTTTGATAGGTTGAGAAAGTACTATTGCTTACCCTATCCGCTATTTCACTAGCTGTCTGCGTTTTGTCAGACGCATACTCTGAGTTAGAAACCTTGTCATTAATTAAGTTAGCAGTCTGCGACTTATACGTATTAAAATCACTAGATTCAACTTTGCTATCAATTGATTTAGCGGTTGTAGCTTGGTAGGCTGAAAAGTCACTAGTAGCTACCTTTTGGGCTATCAAGCCAGCAGTAGTTGTTTGATATGCTGAGAAAGCACCATTAGTAACCATCTGTCCTATTTGACTAGCTGTCTGGTCCTTGTAACTAGCATAGTCTGAGTTAGCAACCTTTGTAGCTAGTCCATTTTGTAATTCAGCAATAGTCATAGTTGAACCATCTTTGAGGGCTGTCACTGCTTGACTAGTTGCTTGACCATTATCTATTGCTGTAACCGCTTGGCTAAATGCACTATCAGCTGTACTTTGAGCCTTAGCAGTAGCTGTTGATTGTACGGCAATCTCTGAATCTGCTTGACTAAAAACTGTTTGAGCTTGACTAAATGCAGTATCAGCTGTACTTTGAGCCTTAGCGGTAGCCATTGAATTTACGGCCATCTCAGAGTTAGCATAGTCATAGGTACTATCAGCAGCTGACTTAGCAGCATCGGCCATAGACTGTGCAATTAAAACAGCACTATTAGCATTTACTGCCTGGCTAGCCGCATTATCAGCCGTATTTTGAGCCTTGATAATTTTAAGGCCATCATCGGTTAGAATGACCTGTGTTGCATTAGATTCAGCCATTTTATTCACCTCCTTTCTTAGTCATTGGCAAACGTTCTTTAATCGGTATTGTAAAGACACGTTCTATAGAACCACAATTGAAAGTAGCCAATAGTTCCGGCTGGTTACTCTGATTATAAATAATGTTGCATGTTTCAGGCTCGATAACATCATCGGTTAACCCTAAATTCATATCCAGTAAGTAGTTAGAGGCGAATTCTTGCCCGCCATGAACAACGTTAACCGCATACACCATACGGGGGTCTTTCATGTTGTAATTACCTGAGTGGAAGAACACATATGGAAAGTCAATGCCTTGCGATTGGTAGGTTTGTTGGTTCTCGTCAAACCCATAGTTGGTAACATCAAAACTATATAGCACATTATAATTACCTTGTTTAACCTCATCGAGTCGCAGTACATCATGTTTACCATTCACGTAGCCACACAGTACGTACCCGTGTTTGAAATCAACGCTTACTCTTATATAACGATCGACAGTACAAAAACGCATAATACGATTATCATCATTTCCTAGGGTCACATTAGCAAGGTAGGGTATGCGACTAACTGCATATTCATTAACGTTTAAATTAGGCTTGGTTGCGGACCAAATGTAAATAGCCCCATCTACTTCTTCAATCGAGAAGCTAGATCCATGCCCGCCATGCGAAACGATCATCTTACTAATCGGCTTAAAATTAGTGTCATGTAAGACAAACATGACATCGGTGGTTGTACTTTGATTAATCGCCCGACTAGTTATATACTGACCGTTGCTCAAAGGACACATGTATTGTACTGTGTCATTTATTCCTAGTGTACTGTCGTTTTGGCTAAAACTACCCAAATTACGAATAGCACTAGTTTGTAGCTTAATCTCTGGTTCGTCTTGAATATAATTGGTCTCAATAGTTCCGTGCAGTGTGCCAACGGAATTGTATGCTGCTTGTACTAAATAGCCAGTTTGATTGAAACTAGTATCAAGAGTGCCGTCAGTATTATAACGGTGCCAAATAAATCCCTTGTTATCAATATAAGCTGAAATATTAGTATTGCCCTCCCAAGCCTGTAAGATTAACCGTTTAGTCTGGGTGGTATCAGTGAAGTTGTTGCCGTCAGGAGTTAAAGCAACTGGTTTAACCGAGCTAGCGTCCTTCTTTGCCTTTTCAATGGCGCTATTAATAGCACTTTGATAACCTTGCATCCACGCTGGTGTTGCAACTGGTACCGTGACATATTCACCAAAGCCAACAGTATTGCCATAAGGGTTAGCCTTACTAATAGTGCGTTGAATGACTCGGCCACTGGCATCTAATACCGGCTCAATTAACTCATCTTTAAACCTAATTGTGGCACCTAATGGCGGGTTAAATTTAGACGTTACATTAACCTCATAATACGTCCGAGGGTGGTTATATAATTGCAACATTTCTTCGGCCCATGCTTTAATTCCGGAAGGGTCTTCAATTGAGTTAGCAGTGATAACACCCTCATAGTACAAGCCAGATTGCCAGTCAGGGTTATATTTTTGATTAGCCTCATCATCAACAATGTAAGGCTTACCATCGTTAACTGCTGCCATCGTGTAGCCATTAGAACCATAAGCAATTAGCTTAGTGATTGGGTTTGACACCGTTGTTCGCTTTAAGCTAGTCATATTCTTACCAAATACTGCCTCGTTGTAGACCACATCAGCATTAAGTTGGTCGGTAATGACACACACCTTTTTCGTGATATTACCTTGTGAGTCAATCTCAACATAAGGGTCAATTTCAACGTTATAGGTCTGAATTAGTGTCTGTACTAATGTGCTTGCTTTCGTTTTACCATAAATGGTAATTGTCGGGGTCATCACATTAGTGGTCTGATAGTCTAGTGTCCAACCGGTTGCATTGAAACACTGGTTAAAAGCCGTCTGAATTGAACTATCGCTAGCCGTGATTGCCACTGGGTAATGATGAGCTAGTGTGTATAAGCATAGATTAGTAAAGTTAGCCGTTGTAACATGCTTAGTAGCGGCTGTATTGCTTTCCTCCACACTGTATATGCACATGACATACCAATGACCCGATAGCTCGTCATAATAGGCTAAGTTGTTACCAGCCACCACTTTATCTGAATCAGGCTGGCCTTGAAGCACGTCTAATGAACCTTGATGGTCGAACTTCTTAGACTGGGCATTTAGATTAATTGTGCCGTTGAAATTATCTCGAGTTCCAACATTGGCATCATCGTCATAACTTGTACTGGTCGTATCGGCATCAGCTAGTTGAATCTTGACGCTATCGTTAGAGAACTTAGTGGCACCATCAACTGTCAGTGTTCCGATGCGCTTTAAATTAGAATCTAGGATTAAATACTGGTTATTTAAAGCCATCTGTTAACCTCCTTGTTTTATTTATGTAAAAAGGCCACCCTTAACGGGAAGCCTTTAAAGTGTTGTTATAGTATCCTAGGTAGATATTTTAGGGTTATTTGTGCGTCATCTAAGTAACCAATCATCGATAAGCCATTAACGCCCGGTTTTAACTTAGGAAAATCGGTTGACCAAACTGGTGAAACTAGCTTGCCATTTACCGTAACCGTATCTGACTCACAATCCATCACAATTTCTTCACCGGCGCCAGCGATATAAGTTGGCTTTGTTGTATCAACTTTATTGACTTGCCATATTTGAAGATCAGTTATTGACATAAAGGGGTTGTAATAGTCAACTTTATAAATATCTTCTGAAATTGGGTGCTTTAGAAAGACAGACCCAATCCCACCTAATGGTGTCTGATACTTATTTTGAGTATCAACATAGGTTCCGTGTACTAACATGTGAATATTAGGGTCTAGGAATGGTTGGCCTGTTTTAGTCGAATACTGGGTGATACTCCAAGTGAATACTTGCCCTCGTTTAGTGATATCCAACACTAGCCAAGCACCTGCCAGTGCGGAGTCCTCCTCTTTATTGACCACGGTTGTATAGGTATTAACGGTTTCCTTAACGGTTCGTTTAGTTACTTTTCCTCTTCTGGAACGACCATATTTAGTGACAGTTTTGGTTGTCGTGCCAGTTTTGATTTGAATTTTCTGGTCGGGCTTATTCGTAAAAGAACCTGCCGGCCCTGAACCATAGTACAAGTCAGTATAGCGATCACCATATTCCAATGTTGAGCCAGGCTCACATATTTGAAGTCTAGCCATGGGTTTAGCGCCATAGGCCATGTCACGCATGCCAAAGCGTCCAATAGTGTTACCGTTAGGGTCTAACAGCAAGACTTCAACGCGTCCCATTGCACGACTATTATGAGTACCATTGTACCTGAATTGATGAATACCCGTTCGTACTCGCCAGTCGGTCAGTGAGTTTGTCATACCAGTATACCGATAAGCTGGCCCATACCAGCGGTCTTCACCGGTTGTGGGGATTGTACCAAAGTCATATCCAGCGCTAGTTACAGCTGGCCGCATTACATTGGTCGCAGTCTTAATTTCACTGTGGCCTTGATACGTGTACGCTTCACCAGTCTTCATATTGCTAATTGCATTGACATCATTTGTCCACATTGCCATAGTTCCTAGCGGGTCATCAACAACTTTAGTATAAGGTTGAACCGCAGTGGCTTGGTCTCCAGGTGACTCAGGCCCTAAGCCAAACTGACCACCATTTAAACTAAAGCCAATATACTTTAAATCTCGTTTAGGGATGACCTGAATAACTGGTTCTGTTCGTGCAGTGCCATCAACAGTAATCGTATTTAAGCCATTATTTAAAGGCTTCTCAACCTGTGGCAAGGTTGCTCGTGGGTCGGATTGCACAAAGGTAATGGTTAGTGTCATGTCATACATACCCATGTTAATCGGGGCTGGGTCACTAATTGCGGTAATATGTCCCCAATATGTCACCTTAGGTTCAAAGCCAAATACTAGTGGGTACTCTTTACCATTATCACTGGGGTCATCACTTAGTAGCAAACCGCTTAAATTGTGCATCACCTGATTAAATCTGTCTTGGTTATCAGCACAGTAAATAGACACCGGAATACTAATCGTCCGGCTTGTAAAATTGGTGCCATTAAATTGGTTACCATACATGGCTGGTATATCAGTCACCTGTTCAGCCATGGCCGGTGCACTAGGTAATACCACGTTACCCATTTCAACCTGTAAATCGTCTCGGCTATTCATGCCAGCGTATTCAAAATCATCTCGTTTTAAGGTCACGATTTAACCTCCTTATTTTAATTATGTAAAAAGGGCGCCCAATTAAGAACGACCCTTTGATTGAACGGGATACTAGTAGCCCATCATTTGTGAATACTGTGAAGCTGTCTTATTGTCAGATTTAACGGCATTAACCACGTCAGATTTAGCAATGACCGCTTGAACACTGCCTTGGCCTGATACTAAAGCCGCCAATAATGCAATGACTTTATCAAGCTTCTCATTACTTTCGCTGTTAGTAGACGCAACCTGACTACCATTGTTGCCATTTACAACCTGACTAGCCTGTGCAATTAACTGGTTAGCCCGTGATTTATTGGTCAATGGCAGCACCATTTCAGGTTTGTTATGTTCAGCAACTTCAATCAACCGGTTTGTGTTGATAATGCCACCGTTCTCGTAGCCTTCTGGCCCACTAACACGAGCAAACGCACTAGGACCTGACCCATATTTAGCCTTCATATAGTGGATACCAGCTAGCAAGTCATCATAGCCATTAAGTGGATTGTTATGGCCGGGAAACTTGTAGGCATCAAATGTTGGCTGGATAGTTTGAACCAGCCCTTTAGATGGCATACCCATTCTAGCGTTAGCGTCCCAATTGTTGACCACTGACGGGTCACCATTTGATTCACGTGCAATAACTTTCATCCAAGCTGATACTTGACTGGCACTGGCTTCAAAACCGTTCTTTTTCAAGGCTTTGATAACGTCTGGCTTCCAACGTTGAACACCTGAACCACCGGGGTTACTACTACCGCCATCGCCAAACTCATCGGCTAGTTTGCTGATAAACTTCCAGAAACCTGATCCAACTTGCTTTTTAATCGTGCCGAGTAGCCCACTAGACTTAGATGCCTTATCCGAGCTAGTGCTGTCTGATAAACCGGGTACTCGCCCATAGCCAGCGAATGACCCATAGCCACCGCCATGAACTTTACTGATACCCATACCGTCTTTCTCATTTTCAGCTGAATAGAACTCGCCATTACCGGTGTATACCCCAACGTGATCGCTACCACCTGGGCCAAAGAACACTAGGTCACCTGGTTTAGGATTGCTGACGTGTTTAGACGCCCTGTACTGCTCACCACTAGTCCGTGGGAAGCTAATTCCAAGCTTCTTTAGGGTGTACTCAACTAGGCCGGAACAGTCAAACGCACTAGGGCCTTCAGCACCGTAAACGTACTTGTTTGTGGCGCCGTATTTTTCCATCGCATTAACTAGCGTAGAACTAGAAGCGCCACTATCTAGGCTGTCACTAACGCCACCCCACAAGGTTGACCACCATGTCTTAGCTTGCTTCTCAACACCATTAAATAGTCCGTGGCCAATGTTACTCATTACACCTGAGATGCCCTTAGAAGACCAGCTAAACAGGTTTTCGAGTGACTTAATTGGGTGAGCGATAATATTTTCGGCAGTCTTAAAGAACTTCTCTAAACTGCCAACCTTTTTACCAACCCAGCTAGTAACACCTGAAATGCCACTAGTGACACTGTTTAAAATGTCACCAAAGAAGCCAGTGCCTTTTGCGTACTTGGTAACGCCTTGCATTGCCATTAACATGGCTGTTTCACTAGCGCTCAGCACTTCTGATCCAGCTGGTAACAGCATCTTAGTGTTACGGCCTTGAACAATGCCTGAGTCACCATTAGGTAGCATGACCATTTCTTTGTTGCCAGTTTGAGGGCTATCATTACCATCATTTAACATTGCCATAGTAGGCCGTGTAATCGGGTTACGTGACCCACTAAACATGCCAGTACCAGTGGCAAAATTAACATGGCTTAAATCACCGATCGTCTTTTTCTTACCGCCGAATGTATGGATGACACTATCAACCGCATTAATCCCACCGTTGATAATATCAATGACGTCATTCATACCGTCTCTAGCAAAGCCTTTTAAGTCTTTCCAAAGGCCTTTGAAGATATTTTCAACGCCGGTTCCCAAACTAGACCAGCCACCTTTAAATTTGCCCTTGAATGTTGATAGCCAGTCACCCATTGAATGGCCGAACACTCTAGTATGGCTCAGGTCTTTGTTCCAATAGCTATGCAAGTTAGATCGCATGGTGTCCCAATGACTGTCCCAACTATGTGCAAAGCTCTTTTTCCAGCCAACCCATCTGGATCCCATACTACTAAAGAAGTCTCTAGTATGTTTAATTGACCTGTTCCAGTAGTGGTTTAAGTTGGAACGCATATCATTCCAGTGGTTATTCCAGCTTTTTCTAAAGCTAGACTTCCAACCGTCCCACTTCTTACCCATGCTAGAAAAGAAGTCTCTAGTATGCTTATAGGAACTGTTCCATGCACCATGCAAGTTCCTAGTCATAGCATTCCAATGGCTGTTCCAACCTTTTCTAAAGCTATTTTTAAATCCATTCCACTTCTTGCCAACGGTGCTAAAGAAGTTCCTAGTGTTCTTAACGGAACCGTTCCAGTTATTCCTGAGTGATTTACCCATGTCTGACCAGTGCTTGTTCCAGCCCTTTTTAAAACTCTTTTTAAAGCCATTCCACTTTTTCGACATGTTGCCTAGCGCTTTGCCTACCGACTTGCCGACATTTGAACCCCATTTAGCGATACCTTTGCCAAAGTTAACCACTGATTTAAATGTCTTGTTAACCCATTCACGGAACGGCTTAATGTGCTTATACGCCTCGTAGAATGCTACGCCTAACGCAACCACAGCAGTTAAAACTAGGCCGATTGGGTTAGCTAATAATAGCCTGCCCAATGATAGAAATGATTTACCTAATGTTTTAATACCAGCACCTAACACACTGAATGCCTTAGAAGCACCCTTATAAGCAATCTTAGCCGTCCATTTTAGGCCTTTGCCAATCTTGCCACCGACTGATTTAGTGTGTGTCCACAAAGCACTAATTCCACTCTTAGCTTTAGCAGTGGTTACACTAGCAGCTATCTTTAACCAGTGACCCATTCCAGTTCCTGAACGCTTGACAAAACTTGCAAATTTGGTTAGTTCTCGTTCACCTTCAGCTCCATCAACCTTTGGTTTTAACACAATCCGGCTAAGCTTGCCACCTAGTCCCTTCGCCAAGTCTAAGCCACTGAAGGCTAGTTTTAATGCTGCTATACCTTTGCTTGCTACAAAGGCACTAGAAGCTAAACCAGCGAATACTTTAGGGTGTTTCTCAGCAAATTCACCGACAATCTTCAATATTGGTTCAATGTCCTTGAGAGATTGTACTAACACGTTTAAAGATGTCTTGGAAGCAGTGTTCATTGAACTAAAGAATGACTTTATTTCTTTTTTGTGAGCAATGATGTTAGCACCGACTTTATCAATGCCTTTTGCTAGATTAGACAACATCTTATTGAGGCTATCACCAACATTAAATTTTTTACCAGCAAACGCTTTAGTTATGTCATTGATCTGCAAGGCTAGTGCATTGCCAACATCTTTAAACTCAGCTTTAGTATTCTTATCGCCAATCCACTTGGTAAACTGGCCCATTAATGGGGACTTCATATTGGCAATTGGCTTGTAAACGGCATCTAATAACGCCGGCATTTGAGTCCTGATTGATCGTTCCATACCGGGTATGGTCTTCATCAAGTTCTCTGAAGCCTTGGCATACTTACCACCAAGTGAGTTCATAACTTCTTCGGCGTCTTTAGCGCTAATCTTACCGGCACTCATCTGGTCACGCAGCGTTGACATGGTTAACTTACTGTTATGCTGTTGCTTCTTTTCAAACTCTAGCATTTTACCAGCGTACATCGGCAATTGGTCGTTAATCATGTTAAAGTCACCAAGTTGCATTTTGCCACTTGATAGCATATGAGTGAAGTTAGTGCCTAGTCGGGTAACATTCTCATCACTTAGGTTAAGCGTATCACCCAACGTTAATATTGACTTAGTTAATTCTTTAGTCCGTGGTGCATTATCAAACACATGGTAAAATGACTGGTTAAGTTCATCAACCACATTGATATTTTGATTGAAAGCTGAAGCTAACTCATTGCCAATGCTGACCATTTGTTTACCTTTTCCGTTTGAACCAGTTAAGGTAGTCCATGTGGCCGCCATTGTACGTTGCTTGTTATCATATTCTGTTACAGCACTAGTAAGTTCACCAAAAGATGCCGTCATACTTGATAAAGCGTTGGTAACCCCATTAGCAACTAGATTGGCGCCTAAAATTTTACCGAATAAATGAGATGTCTTCTTAGCCTTGTCGTCAATGGAATCTAACTTAGACCGTACACCTGACATAAAGCCATGTGGTTCTTTTTCCATCGCCTTAATTAGCTCGTTTTGACTAGTCTTAGCCTTAGCCATGGCTGTTGCGGTCTGATTAACACGAGTCTGCTGTAGCTTGTAAGCGTCTGAAGTGTCACCACTAGCTTTTTTAATTTTGTCTAGCTCATCTGATTGGGTCTTGTATTGCGCCTGAATGTTAGCATAGGCCTGTTTTAAACCACTTAAACGGGCCTTGTTAGCATCTTCTTGCTTGCCCTCAGCTTCTAGGCGTTCGACATAAGACTTACTTAAAGCCGTACTTTGTTTATAGCCTTTTTGTAGGTCTGCCAAACCTGAATTATAATACTCAAGTCTGTTTTTAGCTCGGTCTAGTTGACCACCCATACTGTCATATGACCGATTAGCCTTGTTAATTTCATCAGTCAGTTTAGTATATTTAAGTGCGCCATCTTCAGTGTCTTTATTTAGACCAGATTGACGCTTCTTTAACTCATCAATTTTAGACTTTTGCATCTCCATTGACTTAGCTAGCCCGTCTACCCTAGCTGCAGTGGCTTCTTGGTATTTTCCTGCCGAGTTTAGTGCGACTTCTTGAGCTTTCCAACCACTAGTGTTAGCTTTAACCTCAGCAGTTAACTGCTTGAGTGATTTAACAGCTTCTGCTGAATCTAGACCAACCCTACTAGTCATCTCACGACCGACTACTTTTTTAGCCATTCTTTTTTAACCTCCTTTTTGGCACAAACGCTTATAAGCCATATGTTTGATTAATGGCTTCTAGTGGGTCAACCAATTCAGCGCGGTCTTCCTTTTTACGAGCGTTTAAGCTAGCCATCATATTAAAAAAGGAGCTATCATCAAATTCTTTCGGTGATAACCCCTCGGTTAATAATTGTTGAGCTAGTAGGTTGAAGTCTTCCTGTTGGTTTTTCAACTTTAGGACTTCCTTTTTAAGCTCACCGTTACGTTTGTGCCGGTTTATTTTGACGACTTAGCATCCTCGATGGCTTTACGTTGCTTTTGTTCAGACAGCTTAATGTCAGCGTCTGAAATACCGTTTAAGCGCATAATTAGGTAGCCGACACCTTCACCAAACCGCTCAATTGAGATGGTATCGTTAATCGTTTCCATCTGCTGATCAGTGTAGCCCATAACCCGTTGCACAAAATCGGCCATATCGTCCTGCAATTCCAGGCCATTTTTCATGGCGTCTAGTTCAGTGATCTCTTTTTCAGTGTCCTGTGACTCCAGCATACTAATTTGAACCTTAGTAGCTAATCTAATAATGTTGTTCGTTGGTGTTACATCTGCTGTCTTGTTGATTTTAAAGTAGTTTTTAGCGTTGATTTTCATAATTATTTGTACCCCTTTATTTAAATTTGTATGTATTAAAAAGGCTACCATTAGCGGTAAGCCTTTAAAATGTTACTAGTGACCAGTTGTACTGCCAGGCGCTACACTTGTTGAACTGGTGTAGCCGCCAAACGTTTCAGCCATAAGCTTATCTAGGCTGAAGTTAGCGTCATTTGACTTGGCAATCACGTAGGGTTGTTGTACGCCATTGGCAGCTAAGAAAATGTTAGGCTTTAATGGCGCTAAGACAGTACCGTTCAAAACTGTTGAGTAAGCAACTTGACTGTTCGTATCGGTACTGTTGTTAGAAGCTTCTTCGACAAACTCAATGTTGTTGAAGCATTCGTAGATTGAAATATCACCATCTAATGATTGTGATTCGGCAATCATCGCAACGTGTGGCTTAGGCAGTTGGCGTACCCAGGCACCTGTATTGGTGTTTTGTGTGTACCCCTTTAGCATCTGGTTAATCTTGAAGTCTAAGTCTAAGGCAGTTAAGGCCAATGTTGGCATAGACTTACCATAGGCTGTTCGTTTGATTTGTCCATTCCCCCAGCCGGGAACTCCAGCCGCTTCAATAGCAGTCACGTTAATTTGGCTGAAACCTTCGCCAGTGTGATCGGCAACATAGATGCCGTCAGTAGATAGACCTTTAGTAGCGTCTTTAATTAAGTCGCCATTATCGTCTAGCAAAGCAAAAGTTGCTTTTACAATGTTGTGTTTTGACATTTAAATATCTCCTTTAAATCATTTCATTTTTAGTTACGTAAATTGTTTTTGTCACTTGGTCGGTATCCGGGTCAGTTGTGTGATGCTGACTAGATACAATTAACCAGCCAGCAGCTTTAAGGATTTTCATTAAAGCTATCTCAGCTTCCAATGGGTTAAAATCATCTGCTAGGTCAACCTTATAAAAGATTTGAATCTCAACACCCATGGCTAGGCCTTTAAACGTGCTGTTTGCAAGGTATGTCGGGCTTGAATCGGTCTCTTGTAATAGCATGACTGTACTAGCAGTATTGTCTAAATCTTCGTTAGGTATCTCATTAAGGTAGACTTTATCGAGCCAAGTTAAATTGAGGGAATCAACTAGGCTGGCTACCTGTGATACTGGTAATAACACTAGTCATCGTCCCCCTTCTTATATTCATCGAGCATGGCGTTAAAGACGTCATCTTGTGAGTCGTCTAGGTTTTGGTCAACAAAATGGTCAGCCTTAATGTACTTGGTACCATCGTTTAACCTTCTGGCATTCATGTCATGGAATTTGTTAGTCCAGCCTACAATCGAGCTTCCGTCATGTTCACCGTCTATGTCATTGCTGTTATAACTTATGTTGTCAGCCATGTGTCCATACTTCTCGTCTTTATGACTTGAATAGTGTTTCTTTCTCGTGACTTCCGTCAAGTTATCAGCTAACTTCTTAGCGCCAGCTTTGGTTATCTTCTCTTGTTCAGCCTCATTAGGGACTAGCTTATGGACGTCTTTAAGCCAGCTTGCTAGTTGGTCGGCCATATCATCGTTTGCCATAGCTAGGCCCCCTTAGTAACCTGTTTGAGCGTCAAATAATCGCAAGACAGATAATTACTAGAATCATCTATGCTGTCATTGATGACATCGTAAAGTTTACCTTTATACTGACATTTAATACCTTCATAAACTTTAGGATTATGCCTAATAATGACCACTACTTGTTCTAATTGTTCAGCTGTGAGTTGATATGAAGATGCAATCGACCGTGTATAGGGTGCACAGTATAAACTAAACTGACTAACAAATGTCTGTTTACTAGTTCCATTAATAGGATTTTGAATAGTTTTAACAGTGCCAATCTGTATACGCTGGTTAAAGTCTACTGGAGTTAGCCTATTGATCGCCATTGTCATCCACCTCATCTTGTTTTTGACTATACAGACCTCGCAATTGGCCAATGATTGAATCAACGACTAAGTCAACTGGATTAACAGTGTTTGAAGTGATTGATGTCCGGTAATACCAGTATGAACCAGCTAAAGCGTAAACAGCAGTTTCAAACAAGTCACTCACGCCTTCCATTTCATAGAACCCCGTAACGCCATTGTCGTCCCCAATGGCCTGTTCAATGTAGCTGGTGGCTGCAGACAAATAGCCTTTTAGCAGCTCGTCGTCATCATCCCCGTCAATTCGCAAAGATGATTTTAATGTTTCTAAATCGGCTGCCACTTAAATCACATCCTTAATTAGCCGCCCAGATTATCACTGTACTGTATATTTATTGGCGACATAGTTGGCTAATTACTTAGCAGGGGTCGTTGGAGCAGCACTCGCTGCAAAGTTGGCCGGTTGGTCAGCAATTGTACTGAACGAACCTGCAACAAAGGCTTCCGTATCAGTAGCTTCAACATCAAAACGATCAATTACACGAATCTTAGTTTGGTCTTTCTCGAAGGCACCACCACCAATATTGGTAGTCAACAATGAAGTGCTTTCTCGGTCAAACAAAGTTACTGCTTGCGACAAATCGCCATAATAAAGTGGATAAGCCGTCCCTGACGTAGCTGTAACGTTAGGCAACCACTTGTCAGCTACCTCTACAATCCGCTTGCCACGAATTAAATACTGATCAGGTTGTGTTGGATCGGGCTGCAATAAGTAGCGACCCATAGCATCCTTAACCTCTGAAAGCACATTTAATCCAGACGTGTTCGTCATTAAGAACGACGTAGACTTGATGGCAGGATCAACGGCAGTGTTAATCATGGTAATAATGTCATCAAACTTGGACAAGCTTGGCTTCTTAGGTGCTTTGTTCATCGCCGCAATGATTTGAGTGTTGCGAGTAACAACAACCTTCTTAGCAATCCATTGAGATAGCCAAGCCAAAATGTTGTCAGCCGTATCCTTTAATAACGAATTAGTGGCAGTGGTAATGCCAGCATACCGATGAATCATATATTTGATAATGGATAGCTTAGGATCATCATTATCACCAATAGTAGCCGTTTCATCATCTAAATCAGCTAACGGAGTAACGTCAGTCCACTTTTCGTAAACTCGTGACCCAGTTTGAGTTGTAACAGCTTCCCGATTAACATACTGTTGTAATGAATCGTATTGGCGAACCAGCGTATTAATTGCCGTTTGAATATCTTGAGGGATAGTCAAACCAATTGCGTTGCCAGATGAGTCGGTAGAAGAAGTTACCAAGTTCATAACTTTCGGGTCGCCTTTAATCATGCCTTTGAAGTCCTTGATGAATTTGGCTTTGATGTCTTTTTCGTCATCATCAAGTGGGGCTTTGTCCTTATCATCCATATTGGCAATCTCTTGCGCCTTGCGTTCTTCTTCCAATTGTTCATGTAAAGCATCACGCCGGGCAACCGCATCGTCGCGATCTTGTTTCATTGCTTTAAATTTATCTTGGTCAAAGCTGTCGTCAAGGACAGCTGCGTTTAACTTGTCGTTCAAGTCTGATACCTTTTGCCCTTGGGCAATCCAAGCATCATTCATCGTGTTAATATTAGCCATTAGTTGGCCTCCTTTTGATTTTTTCCAAATAAAATAGCCAATTTGCTGTTTCGTAATTCAGCAGATTGACTATTAGTAGTATTTTCTTCTTTAGACGGCTTAGCTTTATCCCTATCCGCCTTGTAAATGAGATTCATCAGCTTATTAACTGCAGATTTAGGTGGAATATGTGAAATAGCATTCACCGGTTGCAATTGTTGATCATTAGCAAACATAATTTCGTCAGCAAAACCTTTATCGACGGCATCACTAGCGGTTAACCATGTTTCATTTGCCATTAGCTGTAACAAGTCAGCTTGATCCATGCCAGTTTTTGCTTGATAAGCACTGGCAATCGATTTATCAATGCCATTTAAAATACTGGCTTCATGCTCCAGATCGTCAGCATTACCAGCTGGTTGTGACCAAGCCTTATGGATCATAATCTGAGCAGTTGGTGAAATGTTGATATGATCGCCAGCCATAGCAACCACACTTGCCGCACTAGCGGCTAAGCCTTGAATATTAACTGTTACATTGCCAGCATAATTCTTTAGCATAGTGTAAATCTCACTAGCCGCAAAAACATCGCCACCATTGGAAGCAATGTCAACTTCAAGTGCTTCATCATCACCGTCATCATCGTCATCGTCATCATTTAAAATGTCAGCAACACCCGAAGGTGATACTGCTGGCATTCCAAAGAACTGATAGAAACCGGCTGTTTGATCATCAACAATATCGCCTTTAATCATCACTTTCTTTGTCATCATTATCACCTCCTTTTCCTGATTGAATTACAACTTGTTGTGTCGTTGGATTCTTAGCATCAGGCATTTCATCTGGAAAATAACCAGTCTGCTGTAGTAACCAAGTTGCTTGATTATTAGCAATTGTGCCATCTTTAGCTAACCCTGATATGGTAGCTGCAAATGAGTCTCCCAATGGGTCTACAGCAGTCCGCATATTGGCCGTTATCTTAGCATTAAGCTTATTATCCAGTTCAGCTAAAATCGCCTGTAAATAGCGATTAAGGGCATTGGTGGTACATGCCTTTGATTTGGTCGATATTACTTTGCTGGTCACCTTGACCATTTAAATAGCTATCAGGAATTCCGAAAACTTTAGCAATTTGCTTACTCGTCCAATCTGTTTGGCTTAACAGCTTGGTAACATCGGCTTTCATTTCTAGTGGCTTGTAATCTTCAAGTTGATCAATAACTACCGGGCCACCGTTTGACTTGTTCACCTGTTTCATGAAGTTACGTGAACGGCTGGCTTTCATCTTCTCACTCAGCAGCCCACCGTGCTGAATAGATAGGACGCCAGGAGCACTAATTGAACGCGCTAATGCAGCTAAACGTTAAACTGTTAGACGAATTTTTGACTTGTAACTCATTCGATAATGCTTTTAATGGACTGTTACCAGTCATACCGCCATCGGTACTAGCCCAGCGAATATGAATCATGTCAGACTGTGGTACATATTGAAGCACGCCCAAAATTAGGCTCATCAAAGGTAACCGTATAGGTTAAACCACTGCCATCATCTAATAAGTAGGTTTGCACTTGGCTTGGTCGCAAATATTCCCAGCGTAAATCTAAGCCATTAGGATTACGCCAGCGATATGCAAAACATTCACCACCCAATAATAGTTGTGAATACATAGACTGCCAAAACGTGTGGCCGTTAGCTGTCGTGCTAGGATTGTTTAGAATTCCTTGCGCTCGTGGCATATTGGCCATTAATTGCACCGTGGCTAAGTCTCCAGATATTTGGTTAACTGCTGAATAAATGTCTGAGTTTTCCAAAGCGTCCTTGGCACTAACATAATCATTATTGTCAGTTGGCGACAAAAAATTAACGATATTATCGTCGTCTACTGGCACACTTTGAATACTAACTGAATTATTTATTTTCGTTGGTGGTTCAAAAAAGGGCATTATTAATCACCTCCTTTTTGGCCAGCTGTTACGACTTCCGAAAGCCAGCCAAGTAAAAATAAAGCTACAGCAATTGCTAAAACGCCCTGTGCTTGCCCAAATAAAAATGCCGCATATACCCCAGCAATCATACCTAGAATGAAACACAGTACATCAAAGTAACGCCAGATAGTTGCGAAAAATTGTTTAAAAATCATTAATATCATCTCCTAGCAATCCTGACTCCGGGTTATTAAACCATTCAAGAACTTGTTTTTCGTTCATACGTTCGACCTGTTTATCAGGATTGTTTACGTCTGAAAAGTCTTCAAAGTGATACATGGCTTGGAATAGGGCATCAATTAACGCATCTACCACATCAATCTTCAACGTGGCTTTAGCTTTATCGACTTGAATGCCAATTTTGTCTTCATAAATTTCAGCGTTTAGTAATGCTTTTTCCATAATTCGATCATCGAGTCGGTCTACCGAGCCTTCAACAAACATCGTCTGCAAAAACTTAGTTGGATCCTTCAACTCACTAGTCCGCTGACGAATGGCTTGCAATGGCCAACCAGAATTCAAATCCAATTGCTTAATTGTGGGTGTTAGCCCCCACGCATCATAGCCAAAGAAAACAACTTCCAGTCGATGCCGCTCAACAAAGTTAAGCAGCCATTGGTAAACCTGCTCATCATTGATTAGTCCTTGCGGATGGCTACTAATTGTGCAAAATCCCTTTTTAGCTAAGTCCCGATAATTAATTCCGTCTTGCTTTTCTTTAGCTTCAATCGAACCAGCTTTCTGCCAGGGAATAAAGCTATGCTGATAAATAAACCATCGTGGTTTGTCATTATTATCACGATAAGGAAATACAAACGCTAGTGCTGTGTTATCACTAAACATCGAGTAGTCAAAACCAATATAAACTTGCCGATCATCAAAACTAAACGATGGTATAATAGCTCGCTCAACGTCAGGCAGTTTCAAAAAGCTGTCGGTCGATTGTTCTAGCCACAAGTTAAGGTTTTTGTTTTGAAAATCGTTGAGTGTGCCTGACAAAGCGTCGGAATCGCGCTTATCTGTCAAACCGTTCAGTAGCACTTCTCGTTGGCTCGGTAAATCTAGTAAAGGATTACTCTTAACCCACATATCGGGCTTATAAGTTTCGTCAAGATTGTCCTGCGACCAAATAAGTCCCAAATATGTATCGGCATCGCGCAAATAATCTTGTTCCATGGCTTGCTGAATCATACGCTCATCATCATGGAATGGCACGGTTGGATCAGGATATGCCGTTGAAATTTGAATGAATTGCTTATTACGAACCTTAACTTGACCTGACACAATCTTAGAAATCTTTTGTCGTGTTTTAATTTCACCAATTTCATCAAATATAGCCGTTGTAAAGTGAAATGAGTCATACTGACCAGCCTCATGGCTAATCGCCCGTAGCTTGTTATTAGTCTTGCTCATTGTGACTTGATCGGCCTGTGAGGACAGCGTCCGTGTATCTAATCCACTATCAGCAATCAACGACTTAAATGGCTCAATAGTTGCAATCTTGGCTAACATCGACTTAATGTAGCCCAGAATCTTGCTCGTTTGTTTGTAATTAATAGAAGATACTAAGTAATCTTGGTTAGATAGTCCCAATGACTCAATTAAAAAACTATAAGCAGTGATAATCGCCATCAGATAAGTTTTGCCTTGGCCTCGTGCTACGGAAACAATTGCTCGTGAGAAACGTTTGCCACCGTCATCATTACGCCAGCCAACCAGCATAGCCATAATGAATTCTTGCCACGGCATAAGCTTGGTCGGTTCGCCTGTATCAACGTTTGGACAGATGGCAGCAAATTTAAGCACTTGGTCTACTTTTTTAACCGAATAAGTAAAGGGAAATTCAACGCTGCCTTGTCGTTGCAAGTCTCTAATATGGCGAAAAGCCGCTAGCTTGATCAAATAGCCAGTAATCACCTTCTCATCAAGGACATTAAAGGCATACTTTGTGCCCAAATCAGTGTATTGTTGGCGAATCGCTGAGCAGTCTAATGATTGATAAGCTCCAATAACATCATGCGTTTGTGTTAAATCAATCTTCATTATCAGTCTCCTAGAAATTCTTTCATACGATCACTAATGCTTCGATCGTCCTTGTGGTCATCTAAGTTTAACTTGAGCAAATCGCTACGTGACTTAGGAGATAGTCCCAATTCAGCGCCTAGTTTAGTCAGATTTTTAACCGCTGAATCGTAAATTTGTGTCATAGGATTACGCTTGTAGCCCAAGAAGTCTCGACCAATTTTTTGACCGGTCTGATCTTGTAAAGTTTTATAGATTGCCTGAACTTCACCGTTTTTTTGAATGTGCTTATAGGCGTTGCGATAAATCTCATATTGGGAGGCATATTGCTCTACAAGCCCACTATCAATGCGCTTAACTGGGGTATTGTCTTCTAAAAAGGGCACTAATCGACGCCAAACGACCTTAGCTTGCCGGCCTAAGTAAGCTGGCGGTGTACGTGATAATTGTCCGTTGTTGACGTCTTTATCTGCTTTTTTTCATTTTATCTGCCTCCTTTCATTATTGGCTGACCCCCCCTAACTAAAAAAAATTAAAAAATTGTTTCTATCACAAAATAACGCCAATGTGTGTGCTCTTTTTGGGACGTGTTAGGGGGCGGGGGTTGTTTTAATTCTCATCGTGACCAATTACATTCATAAATTTAAAATTGCTTAAATCGAACGACAGGCACCAATAAATTGATTTTAACTTTATTTCTCATTCATTAATACCACGATTGACGATACATCATTGATTGGAGTTACGCTTTGCAACTCGTTGCCTTGACCAGTGCCATAGTATGATTGCTCCCAGTCCGTTTTAGCGCGATGACAACTCCCACAGATTACGGCTAAATTATCGACGTTAGCTTTCAACGTTTCATCAAACTCAATTGGCACAATGTGATCAGCAGTCTTAGCCGGTGTGATAAACGCCTTGCACTTTACAGTAAGCACATAAGTAATGGTCACGCTCCAAGACTCGTTGCCTTAGGTGTGACCATTGCCTTGTCCGATAGAAATTGTATTGCTGACGCTTATCCTCATTACGATAACGTGTAACCGTGTTGTACTTGTGTGTGTATTGTTTGTCATTGCTACGTGCCCAACGTTGCCGACTAGCCAAGTACTCAGCTTCATGCTCATAGTGCTGCTGACAATAGTGGTCAGGGAAACGTGACCATCGCATGGCAGTTAGGATAGCGGCATCTTCTTGTCTTTGGCATGTTGCTTCCTCCGTTTCTGTTTAGCACGACGCTTCATCCATTTATCTAAGTGGGCATCCATCTCTGCTTCTTGTGGCGTGACGTAGCCATATTTTGTGTTAATCATCTTTAACATGCTTGAACTCACCATCTGTGTTATTAGTATTTAACCTGCCAGCTTTGTGATTGCCAGTCATTTATGCCTGGGTTCCACATGCCTAAATATTCCCACATGGTTGGGTCATTTACTTTAGTGCCCCACAGTTCTAATGGTGCTGAGTCTGGGTAATCTTTGCTTAGCCTAATTTGAGCGTCTGACATGGTTCCTTCTATATGGGCAGATACGCCTTGCTTGTTAAGCTTTAATAATTCGTTTACTGCATCTAGTAAGTTCACTTTATCTTCTCCTTTCACGTTTACTGCCATGACGTCACTCCTAAATTTATGTATCAAAAAACTCCCGCCGATAAGCGAGAGCAGTTTGGAGATTGCCCGTTTTAGAGCCGCGGACGCGTTTAATGTGCTTGGTAGGGATTTGCACCCTACATGATGTGTGGACATATTGGTCGTCAACCAAAACCCGTTACTCGCACCTAACTGTGCGTCTACCTATTCCGCCACAAGCACGTGTTATACAGTTTTAGCCCTCATGAGTGACCATGCTGCATAACAATATCGCCGGTAGGCCTCGAACCTACATTCCATTGTGGCTTGCCAATTAGCCCACAGCGATTACCAGTCTGTAATTTGGAGGATTACTTCATGCACGTCAATCACATTTGGCATACTACCAATTTAGCACGATTATAGGGGTCGAAAATACGCAATTAATACGCGATTTCATATAATCCCAATCCCTTAGCGCATTCCATAATAAACTCATTTCTTAATTCAAACGCCTTAGTATGACTAACGTTGATTAAGTGATTTGTAATTAGTCCATCAATCGTGTATCGCTGATGTTTCTTGAAATACAATTCAGTGATAATAACCTCCGTATCGTGTCCCACATCATCTAGACAATCGTCAATCACTTCCCGCTGATGTTTCAAAGCATTAATGCGTCGATCGTCATCAATCGTGATAATCGTGTTGAGTGTCGTTTCCGGATACTTGTATTGTGCTTTGCCACCTCCGACATTATCATCACGCGGTACAGTTGGATAACGTAATTCCTGTTCACGTTTCTCGATATACTTGTCAATCTTGGGATAGTCACGTAGAATATCTTCAACTTTTCTAATCGTCGTTCGTTTCACTACCAATTCCCCTTTCACTCAACTCCGCAATGTCAGCAATGAAGTCCTGGCCAATTTGCCTCCTCAAAGCGAACTTTATCCCAATCTAATGGAATGTCGTCACGTTGCTTTAGCTGTTCAATTTCTTTATCGGTGAATTTAGTTTTAATGTCGTAAAATTAGCGCACATTGTCTGCCTTCATCATACCGGTTGAAATGTCGATATTTAAATATCCAAACTCGCCATCAAAAATCTTAATATAGTGTTTCTTTTCTTCCACCCGTTCATCTAATTCAGCATACGTCTGCTTGAACACAGCATCTGCAATCACCCAATGTTCACCGTGAACGCCGGTTGCAATCCAATCACCAACCTCAATCCCTATCCAACCTTCTAGAGCTTCAATTCTGAAAGGCACCATGTATGCTTCATTATATTCAATGTGATACTTATCAACCATCTCATCGCTACCATCAAACTGTTCGGCCTTGATAGTGGCCATTTTACGATAAACTTTAATCATTTGTCTTCCTCCAATAGTTCCGCGTTCTCGTGAACGTTACCTTGTACTGAATATCCATCAAAACTGGTTAATTCCTCTAATGGGTATATTTTTTCGTTGCAATTAACCACATAACTCGCATAGTCGGGACGATATTCTACGGTGCCGGTGTGCTCTTCTTCTCTGGGGTCATATTCATCGCCAACACACCACATACTTCCAAAAGAAACAATATCGCCTTCATAGATTTCCTTGCCGCTCGTGTCTTTCAGTCCAGTAAACTGCTCAAGCTCAAACAGTGCGCCAATTCCATCTGCTTTACCATCGTTAGAATAACTACCGTTGCCATCAGTGCTGGCTTCTGCCCAATAGGCTTGGCCATTAATAAATTCGATATTGTCAGGTACTAGCATTTTTTTCTGAATTTTGTCCCACGCTCTAAACTTAATCATCGTCGCCATCTCCAATCATCTCCTAGAACTCGATAGTTCCAGCGCTATCACAATCCATGCCACAACACTGATAAAAGTAACTCCATGCCAAAATCCGTCTAAGAAGTTACCAATGATCGTGACTAAAATAAGTAAGATTATCATGCCAAGCCCAATCTTGTTTTTAGTGCTCATTTTAAATCCTCCCGAACGCCCGCTTATCAATCCTGTATGGCTCATATTCCTTGGCCAATTGCTTACTATCCTGTGCTTTAGCTTTGTTTGCTTCGGCGTGCTCCTTCATGCGCCGGTGCTTCCGTTTAATCGTTGAACGCTTCTTAGTGTGTTTAGGCATTCTCGTCCTCCATTTGGTGTATGTCTTCATGGTGATGTACTCCTACTCAAATTCGATTGCTGGTATGTTCAGGTGCTCAATCAAGCCAAGGCGTTCCAACCGCTCATAGTTGAGACGCTCGCAGTATAAATCTGCTTCGTACTGAGACCTGAATTCCTTGATTACGGTTTCACCATTGCGGCCCACAATCTTGAATTTCATTTTTTTATCAATCCTATCCAGTTGGCTCATTTCTTCAAAATGTTTACTCATTCTTCGCCCTCCGTGATTTCATCTATTTCTACTCTAGGATTTCGTTTATCAACGGCAAATTCGTCCTGGAATCCTGTGATGTGCTTTCGATTGTCGTTGCCTAAAAGCCCAGCCTTCATAAAGCCGTCCAGCACAAACTTTTTAGCAAACGCGATATTATCCGCATCTTTCCGGTTGTTCTTCGTGTACCACGTAAATTTAAGCTTGCAAGGCCAGCTGAATTTGACTCCAGAATTTCGACTAGCCCGCGCATATACACTACATAAGGCCGTGTACCGCTTCTTTAGGTTAGCTGCGGCGTATCTGTTGGCCCGTTCAGCCTTGATGTACTCATTTAAGCTAGGTAGTTCGCCCTTAATCACGACTTTGCTCATACTTTCGGCACCCGGCTAATGTAATAGCCATTAACGATCCCGTTAGACATACTGGCCTGTCTAATCGATAACTCCGGGGCATCAATCCTCTCACATAATCGTGCCAGTGTTTGATAGGCGATCACTTCATCAGGATTGTTATACTTCTCAGCACGCCAGTAACCGTTAGTCAGTGGCAGGCTGTATTTGTGGACTAAATCCTTTACCCGCTTAAGCTCAATTGACGTACTTTCGGATATTTGTCTGAGAGAATGTTTGCCATGCTTATGTGCTTGCCGAATGGCTTTAATATCTTCACGTTCTCCCTGCTTCGGATCCTGTTTCATACTGGCTAGGTAGGCCGCATCACTGCGTACCTTAGTCCCAGGCTTAACCAGTCTAACCGGGAACGGCCATTCACCAGATTTATAGTTATGTTGCGCGAGCTTAAACATTTCCGGTTCGGTCCCGATTGCTAACGGTTGATCAATGTCCGGTCTGTCAGCGTTAATTACTAGCACCTGTGTTTCAGTCATGCGCTCACCTCTTTTACTTGTCATAGGCTAACTTCCTTTCAAGCTCTTGTTCGTAATGAGCGTGTATCTCATTCGTACAATTTGGGCATGGGACAAACGTGAAACCATAACTTTCAAGCGGTTGCTGAACAACTTTACTACCATGACATAATTCACAACTCATACACTTCTGACTCCTTCCATGTTGTCAAACAGCAATTGACAGCTAGTATCCTTGGTATATAAGCGATCGATTGTTTTGCCATCGTACATACTTTCTAATTGCTTACGTGTGTTGTTAGTCGTAATGATGGTTATATGTTTGACTTCGTTATGATCAAAATCGCAACGCGCATTCGCCACTTGATACATCAGCGTCTGCAAATCTTTGTGCACTGGCTTGTAGAATCCTTTTTCGGTTGGTTTACCGCCTTCAGTACCAAAATCGTCTAAAACTAGAACATCAACGTTTTGCATGTCTTTTAGAATGTATAGTAAACGTTGACGTACATCCGGTGCTTCATACTTTTCATTAACCAGCCGTAGCAACTCAGCTGTTGAGACAAACATTGCTGTCTGCCCTACACCCATTAACTGATACATAATTGCCAGTGCTAATGACGTTTTGCCAACACCGGGGCCGCCTGCAAGTGCTACGTTGAACTGGTTAGTCTCTAATTGCCTAGCTAACTTGAATGCTTGATTGCCAAGTTCTCTAGCTTTAGCTTGATTAGGCTGTTTATCAACCTGCCAATCATTAAAGCTAAATCGTAGTGGCACGCCTCCAGACCAGACTGACATGCGATAGTAATACCGTTTTCGGTTAGCAATTACGCCCGCATTCGCCCGATCAATTGTTTGATGATCCAATTCTTCTTTGGTTGGCAACTTAGTTGTATCAATTCCTCTAGCCGCTACTACTTTCTGAATCGTGGCTTGATTGAATAACTTCGTTACATTTTCCATTAGCCAAACCAGTCCTCTCGTGTTTGTGGCGCAACATTAGTGGGGCGATCCCGTTCAGCCTGACCCATGAGCGTGTCATACTGCTTGCGTAACTTTCCTGCCGATAAAATGTTTGCTTGCCAGAATGAATTATCCTGTGACCAATCTACTAGCCAATCTAATTTTTCATAATCACGATGATCACGTTCATGAGCTAGACGGATGTCATTAGCCCATTTCTGTAAGTTTGGTTCTTTGAAGTCAGATTGCCGTTGCTTAATTCTGGTCAACAGATGGACTGCTACTTTGTAGGGTGGATCATCGGGTCCATACTCGGTTTTTGAGTTGGGACGTTTATTATTTGTAGTCTCTGTAGTAGTCTCTGGTAATCTATTGGTATTGGTTGGCCCATTTTGGGCTACTCCATTGGGACATTCTGGTCTATTCGTTGGCCCATTTTGACCCAATGGTTGGCCCTCTAATTTTTCGTAGTTAATGCGGTACCATTTAGTCTTATCAAACCCGGCCTTGTTGTAGTTTCCAGAGATCAAAAACTCGTCTTTCTCAAGGCTTTTAATCGCCCGTTTTAAAGTCTTTATGCTCCAAAAAGGAAATTGTTTATGCCAACTCGTATAGCTGTTGTAAATCCACTTATACCCATCACGTTCGTTGTTTGAACGATTTAGCCAGTAATGGAACTGCTGTAAAACAATTGCTTCGTTTAGACCAACCTTAACGGCCAGTGACGGCAGCACCTGTAACGGTGGTTCACTAATTAAAAGGTTATTCATCTATATCACCTCAATCATATAGTAGGCATTCCACCTACCCGGTGTATTAGTCACTGCTGTATTTACCTTTCAAGCCAATTCGTTTTAACGTTTCTTTATCTAGTTTTATGCCATCTACTGGGACGTGGTATTTTGCACTAAATGCCACGGAGCCAATTTGCTCAATCTCGCTGTGATGGACTCGACACAATGCCATAACGTGCCGTTTGGTGTGGTCAACGTGTGTTCTGTTCAAGCCGGCTCCGATAACGTCTACATGATGGATATCAGCACGATTACCGCAGATCATGCAAACTCGGTGGCGGCAACATTGAAACAGATAATATTCTTGCTCACGCGGCAATAGCTTATAGCCTTCCTTGAACGGCACATGCCACTCAAACATGAAGTCGATAACTAGGTCGAGTAACTGGTTAGCATCGCTCACAGACGATTCTGTGGTGTCTGACAGGCTAATCTGTTTGCCAAACGTATATGACTCATACTGCAAATAAAACAAGTTTTTCAAGAAGCCTGTCGGCATACCTGACCACGTATAGATGTCACTAAGTAACGCGAAGAACAAGCGTCGCTGTTGTGGCCTAGCTTTACGTGTGTCAGCTAATTCCGAGTACGTGTAGTATTCGTCAGCAGAACCACTTACCGTCTCAACATGGTCAAGGTTAGGCCTATGGGTGAGCTTCTGAACCTGATACCACTCGCCATCTTTTTCAATTAACTTAGTCGGTAGCAGTTCCACACGATCACCTCAACTTAAAATGGCAAGTCATTGTCCGTAATATCAATTTGGCCGCCAGCTGAAGACACTGGTTGCTGGTGTGGCGCTTGATTATTTGACTGTGATTTACTCTGGTTACTTTCGCGATCCGGTAAATCAAAATCAGTGACGTTCACTCCTAGCTGTGTTTGTCCGTTGTATTCATCAACTTCAAACGTACCTGTTACCAAAACATGATTGCCTTTATGGAAATATCGCTCAATCGTTCCAGCCCGCTTACCCCAGACAGCACATCGAAACCAGTCAGTGCCATAGTTGCCTTGATCATCCGGGTGATTCTGCCTTACTGCTAAACTAAAGTTAGCAACTTGCATACCGCTTTGCGTTTGTCGCACTTCGGGGTCCTTACCTAAGTTTCCTGAAATAGTGATTTGTCTCATGCTAATTGGTCCTCCTTGTCAACGTACGAATCTAATTTATTAGTAACCAACTCAATTAACGTGTTAGCACTACTGTGTGTCAGCTTATCAACGCTGCCAACCTTCTTGAAGTAAGCTTTAGCAACAAATTCCTTATCCTTGTTTGTCACACCCGCCAGAGCTTCAAACAGTCTGTCTAGGCGGTCCTTTTGCTGGCTATTAATAAGCGGCTCACCATCAGTTGCATTGCTGTCAGTTGTATCCGGATCTTCTTCCTGGTCAGTGATGTTAAACAGCTGTTTGTAGAAGTACTTCTGAGCACTTGTACAAGCTTTAGCCATCGCTTTCTCACCGTTATCTTGGCCACTTCCGGGCATTGAACCTGTCTGTGACTCTGAACCGTCTGTGATTAAGAACGTCCCCATGACGTCAACAAAGTGGTTTGAACCGCCCTTCTTACTGGCTTTATCATATTGATTGATAATCTCGTAGTTCGGGATAATTCGAATTCCAACACCTTGGATTGCGTGCTCAACCGCAGCTTTGATAGCTCCTTCGGATTGAAATTCATAGTTCTGGAAACTATTCTTACCGTCTTTATGAACCGCGCCAATTGACTTAGCAGCCTCATTAAGTTTCTGCATCAGATTAAGCTTCTCATTCATCCTTAGCCCTCCTTAGCTTTCACTTTTATTTTTGGCTCAATCTTACTGATTACAATTGACTTAAACTGTTGTACGTCGATAACACCATTAGCGACAAACTGTTTGACTTTCTTTAAATCGACACTGGGAACAATCAAGTCTTGATCAATCCGTTCAAGATCCTTGATAGCTTGTTTCTTATCAATCACGCTTACACGCCAATTAGAAGGTTTGTCATAATGTCTGTTCTCACGAGTGAAGCGATAGTTAGGTGTATCAACTTCGTCTAAATTACCAATCAGCAAGCTCCGTTTCTGTTCAAGGAGTCCAATATAAGACCGTTTACTCAGTATTTGTTGCTTTAGCTCACCTAGATCATGCTCGGCATGAGTAATAGCTGTTTCAATTTGTTCTAGCTCATCAATCTTCGTCATCTGATAACACTCCTAGCTCAATTAGTTCCTCACGGGTTGGCTTATCATCTTCGTCTTCTGGTTCAAGTGAACGATCCATTGCTACTTCTTCTGGAAACATTTATGCTATCCCCCGTAATTCGTTCAATTCTGTTTCACTCTTATCCAACATCTTGTACAACTTGGCCAGCGATTCACCATCACTGATCCAAACACTGTTGATAACATGCTTTATAAACTTGATGTGATTGTTCACGATTTCTTCCATAACTACCGTCCTCGCTTTCTTAGCACTTGCAAACGAGACTGCTTTGGAATAGAGTAGATGTTGTTTATAATTGTCTCTTCCATTAGTCCATCGTTAGCCGCTACTAGCGATGGCTTTTTTTGCACTCGTTTCCAGTTGTTAACTGATAAAACTGATGCTTTTGGCATGATTATTCCTCCATTTCTAATGCTTCTTGCCAATCAATGACATAGCCGCCACCAGGACACTTGCTAACTGAAATATCTTCTTCTGATAGTGTGTTGATAACGCCGACACTAATTTCAGACTTGTTCCAGATGATTGAGTGATGGCCTGACAAACTAGCAACATTCATTTCACTTAGTAAATCATTTGCTTGTGCCTTGTCAGCATTGGCAACTAATTTATTGCCAATTCCAACAAATGCATCTTTGTCTCTTACCATTACGTTTCCTCCTAAATTCCGAACCAGTTTCTAATCTCCCGGCGTTTGTACCACACGGTTGTTAGCGCCCAGGTTAATACTGCTACTTCTACCATGGCAATTCCTCCCAATGAGATTCCAAAAAGTCAGCCATCACGCTAGCCTTAAACTTCCAGGCGCTACCGCGTCCCTTGTGAATTATTTGACCTTGTTGCTCCATTCTGCCAATCTGTCGGCTGTATTTTGGATTTTCAATAATATTTTCTTTAATCCATTTAATCGATTTGTTTCCACACCGGTCACGTAAATCGTCCATTATCCAGGATCGCCCCAACAAGGATTGATCCAGCAATTTGTTATACGCCTCTTTATCAACTAATACGTATTGGTCCATGCTTTTAACGTGCATCGGAACTGCTGCCACTTTTAGTGCTTGCATAATAGAGTCTCCTTTCTAATTTCATATTGCTAATCCTTCCATGCTGGCTTAGTTGTATACTTGGCTTATTCCAATTAATCGAGGTGACAAATATGACAAACACATACGTACTTCCTGAATCTCAGTGGGAAGTAACCTTCTTGGATAAATCTGACGCCGATATTTCCTATCATGAATCAGTATGTCGGTTGTTAGATTTATTAACTGTAAATATCAGTAATGCATTCTGTATTACTGATATACCCATTGGTAAAGTAACAAACATTCCTTTTAGTAAGAATCCGCTAAAAGTTGCCGGAGAAAATGCAATCATCTTAGATGCTTCTCCAGGATGCTACTGGGGACAATATGCTTTCCAATATGCTCATGAGATGTGCCATTACCTAATTGATTCCCAGTGGCCGCCTATGCGTGATGAGTGGTTTGAAGAAGTCATCTGTGAATGTTCCTCAAGATACTGGCTAAGCTGGTTATCTAAGAGCAATTTTTATCCATTGTCTTCTGACATTTTCAAAAACTACGCATTTCAACGAACGCTTCACATCAATTCATTCAACTTAAAAGATTTGCAAGATGAAGAATCTCAAATTTTGACTTGTTTCCGGGGAAATCATGAAAGCCGTCTACATTTCAATTTTTTAGCTAATCAAATCATGCCAATTATCAATGATGATCCAGAAATTTGGTCAGAAATGTTTCTCCTTAGAACTATTTCAGATAACTTCACCTTCATGGAAAATCTGAACAACCTTGTATACCAATCGCTCAAACATAAAAAATCATTTAAACGTATCGTTGCCCTGTTTCTTTGATACGTTGGGGTGCCCTAAAGGGCCTTTTGGACCCGGATCATCGCACCCCACATATCGCATTCTGAAGGCTTCCGTGTTACTTGCGATAACACTGAGGTCTTTTTCAATTGCCCATAATACGTGTACTAGTTGCTTTAGTGTTTTTGTCATACTGCTTCGCCTCCTATGCTGGCTGTTCATTTAAGTAAAGGTCGCTCATACCAAGCATGTCCGCTGCTTGTGCTAAAGCGTCATAGTTCGTCGCTTGAACTTCACTAACTGTGCTCGGCTCCCACTTACCACCGTTAACCCGAGATTTAAGGTTAGGGTTCAATGTCGTATCGTTATACTCAAGCAAGAATTTCAGTGCTTCACGTACATTTTCAAATTCCATTGTTTTGCCTCCTATGCTGGCTCCTTGTCTAATCGAAGTGACGTCTGCCGAATAATCGTCTTAGTTGCTGTAGATGGCTCCCAATCGTTGATAAAGTCCATTACCATCTGGTAGTCCTTCTTGCGTAGCATTGACCGAGCACTCACGTTAGCAATCTTCTTGATTCCACTGCCGATATCTTTGAACAGCTCGCCTCGTTGTTTCTGTGTGATATGACCATAACTATGTGCGACTTCCGACACGCGCTGATTAACACGCCGGTTAAGCGCACTATATTCAGGATTAGGAATAACTTGGTTCTCTTTGAGGTCTTTCACATCGCCCTCTACACTGTCTAGGCGCTGATTAGTTTCCTCATTGGCTTGCAGTGCCAATCGTGCAATCTCTCTCGGTGATGTTGGTAGCACAAGCTGTTTTGGATTAAAGTAGTTTTCTTCCAGCTCATCAAACATGTCCCAAGCTTGATCAGTTCCAAGCATTTTTGAATGCCGGCTAGCACCACGCTTAGTCCATAAATTAATTGCACCGGCGTGTTCACTAACCAATCCCGTTTTTCGGGTTTGGTTCTTAAATTGTTTCAGTTGGCTACCTTCTAAATGAAAATAATGAGTACCTTCAATAAATTTGTCCCTATTAGCATTAAAATTATCAGTAATGCGTCGTGAGGTTGTTCCATAAAATTTGGCTAACTGTTCAGTAGTTAAAATTAGATCTCCGTTAAATTTAACTTGTTGTACTTCCTGCATGTGGATCATTCCTTTCATTGAATTCCTAAAATTTTGGCCATTTGTGACCGAATCCGTTTTGACTTGGGTTCGTTACCACCTTTGATTGCACGGTTAACTTGTGGTGGTGTGACCTTTTCGGACTTATTGGTAAGCATTTCAGCCATTTCTTTTTGAGAAATTTTGTGGCGGCTCAATGCAGTTTTGTATTTAATTTCAATTTCCAATGCAACATCTTCGATTGTTTGTTCTGGCATTTGTACTCCTCCTTTGCATAATTTATTCATCAAGTTATTGACATTTATCTAGACAATCGTCTATAATAAACGCATACGAAATAAGCCAATAAACTTTACTTCATCATCCGTTTCTCGCCAAAGCTACGTTTTGAAGCTATTGTTTCTTGCTGCTTAATTACTTGATGAATTAAATATAAGATAATTGTCTTAATAAGTCAAGACAATTATCTAAATTAATTCTCTATTTTTAGGAGAATGCCGATATGACTGTGTTTGAACGAGTAAAAAAAATAGCTAAGAAGAATAAAATTAGCTTGCTGCAACTTAATGATCGTGCTGGATTAGGCAAAAACGCTATTTATAAGTGGAAAACTCAAAATCCAAGCACTGAGAATCTTCAAAAAGTTGCAAGTGTTCTAGGAGTATCAACTGATTATCTTCTTGGAAACACAAATGACCCGGAACCTTCTGTGTCATCTGATAACCTGACAAAGAATCAAAAATTAATCGCCTACTCTATTGACCCGGATATATCAGATGAGGAACGTCAGGCCATAATAAATATGGTCAAGGAAGCAATGAAATTTCGTCGTAGACTGTAGGTGACCGGTATGACAGACTTGGAAAAGATTGAAGATATGTATCCACAACTTAAATTTTGGGGTATCGAAGTCAACAATCCACACTATCATGGCTGTATCGTCGGCACTGACATCTATATCAATACTCTTCAAGATGACATTGATTGGCTTAAAACAGCATTGCATGAGGCTTCGCACTATGAAAATGATAGTGGCAACCTAACGAACGCAAGATTAGTGGAAGTATTACGCGCTGAAGGATATGCTGACAGGCAATCTATACGGAGTTTCAATATTATGTTCGGATAACTTACAGACCAGATACGGATGTCGGTAAAAGCTGGGGAATTGGAGGAATTATTGTAATGAAAAAAGTTATTATGGTCAGTTCTGTTTTATTAGGGGGATTGTTACTTGCAGGTTGTGGGAATTCTAGCAGTAAATCTTCAAGTTCAAATAGTAACCTAAAAAAAGAAACCACATCGCAACTGAACAAAAAATACACTAGTAAAATTGCTGAACACGCTCAAGAAGGAAAATTAACCAGTGACGAAAAACTAATTCTTGCAGCACATGATAAAGTTCAAGCACAAGAAATTGATAAGACTAAGGCAAAGTTTGTCGGTAAAACAGCGATCTTTCCTAAACGTGGAACTGTCGAAATTACTCATGTTGCCAAAGTACCGACCTATGACGATAACACAGCAACGGGCAAAAGGGTTGTGGTTGTGATAGCAAAAATAACCAATACTTCTAAAAAGACACGCTCAGCTGATAGTATTCAGACAGGAAATAACGAAGACGCTAGTTTAGGCTTAACTGTTTACCAAAATAGCGATTCTACTAAGGAAAATTTATCTGACGACCATGAAATTGACGATCCAAATGCACTGTACAACGATGCAACTGCTAAACTTACGGACCAAGATCTTAGTTTTCAAAAACATTCAATTTTACCCGGAAAATCAGAGAATGTCGTGTATGAAGCATTTAACTTAGTGAATAACAAAAATCCACTTATTTTTAAAATACAGGACGGAACTGGAGAATCCAATTCATCAGATGTGTTGAGCGGACATAGTACAGTCAAAATTCCCATGAGTAATGTTAAAGAAGCAACACTGTCAAGCTTAATTAATTAGGAGTAATTGCAATGGGACTACTAATAATGATCGTCATCTTTCTAGCACTATGGAAGATATTAGGAACACTAGGCCACATCTTTTTGCCAATATTAGCCGTACTATTTATCCTGGCAACCTGGATTCCTTCACAAGCAATTGTTATGGTGATTTGGGTGCCAATCGCGATATTATATTTTATCGGCTTAGCCGGGTATAAACATGCTAAGTAGAACTAGTATAAATATATTTTAATCGAGGTAAAAGCTATGGAATTGTATGTAGGAACGTACAGCACACGCGTGTTCGACTTTACCATTGCAATTGGCATCATTTGCTTCATAGCGCTAGTCGTCATGTTAGTTTACTGGAATCACAAGCGAAAATAGCACCCTGCCCACTACCAGCCTAGCGGGCAACATGCGAGCGTAGTTCAACGGTAGAACGTGTCCATCAATAATAGAGTCCCCGCTCTTAACAACTACTATGCAGGTTCGACTCCTGCCGCTCGCATTAAAATAAAGAAAGAAGGCATACTATGCATCAAGATATTTCAAGGTACGAACTAATAGAAGATATTATCAGTGACTTAACAGTCTTTGTAAAATCTGACGCCATTCTCTACCTATCAAAAGATAGCTATTCCGAAGCAGAATACGACCGTATGCTTAAAGGAATTAAAGACGATTTGGTGACACGCTTCAAGCAAGGAAAGGAATAGTAAAATTTTGCCAGTCAAGCCAATTGAATCATTTCAGTTGGCATCTTGCGAGCGTAGTTCAACGGTAGAACAGTACTCCTTTGAATTGCTAACTAGATACTTTCAGATGTAGGTTCGACTCCTGCCGCTCGCGTTGACCAGATACTGATGTCATTAAAAGCTGACTTGTTTGGGGGTGATTAATATGACATATTTTGATCCTGACGAAATACTTCAAACAAAAGAAGAAGCTTTATATTACATGGAAGTGCATGGCATTATGACAGATGCCACCTTTCCAAAGCTTAATGATACGGGAAACACTGATAAACACATGGCTCCTGTTTACAAATATCTTAGAGAAAATGGCATGTATATACTTCACACTGGTTTCTATGATAGAACATTTAATTTTGGTGCAATATACTTTATGTTTGATGCAAATCGCTTTGATTATCAAACTGCACCAGCTGAAGTTAAGAAGATTTTGAAAATTTGGTCAAAGTTTCAATCTAATTAAACTAAAAAGCACATCTCCACCGGTCAAAGTTTGAGATGTGCTTATAATAAATTTGAAGAAAGGATTGGGTCTTAACGTACATGGTGTTTAACGTATTCGATTGCTGAATCATCCAGTTGCAACCAATGGATGTACTCGCCATCGCCAATATCAACAATAGCATTGCCAGCTAGTAAACTCTTTAGTGAAGTAATAGAAATATTTTTTTCTTGTGGAAACTGGCTTAACATAGTTTCCGTACCGGGAAAGCAAAATACATCATTCTTCGATTTTGCTGGAAATATATATTGTTTTGAACACATACGAACACCTCCCACTTACAAATATGAACGAAAACAAAGTGCCAAAAACGCATCAGGAATTACGAGACAACTTTAATGATCATTTATCAGATTTAATTCTCGCTGCTAACCAATATGACGCTGGAAATCGCAGGCGCATAAAACTTGCCTCACCCATTCTTAGAACACTATTTTATAAACAAAGGTATGGGGAAATAATGATAAAAATATTGCCCCCAGAAATTTCCATTGATTTTGAAAGATTTGCATCATCTGTGAGTATTGCCAATGATACCGTCCTATACGGTGGTCCAGTGTTAAATGGGCAAGTACCTGATCCTGATTTCAAAAAGCCTAAAAAGATTTATCTCCCATTGTTTAGCATGGAATCCATACATTGGATAAGTTTTGATCACTGGTGGAATGGACGCATACTTTATGTAAATGGCGAAGGCTTTAAAAGATGGGAACTTGTCAGATACATGGCAAACCAGGATGGCGGTGCTCATGAAGACCTTGCATTGGGTGAAAAATATAGTAAGTTAAAACGTAATTTATTTTCAATGGAAGATAATAATGGAGGTCATTATAAAGAGCTTAATCTTGCTCTGTTAAGACAAATTGTTCATGAAACATTGCTGAGCTTTGACAAAATGAATCTTTTACCTGAGACCTACACATTTTCCAACCATGATTCAAATTTTTCAAACAATACAGCCAACTTTTCTATTTCCCAAATGAATATTAGCAGGGGAAAGTCCCAAACATTTGAATATTATTAGATAATTTCACTTTTAATAATAATAAATGAAATGTTTTCACCTATTATATCACAAAAAGCACATCCGCTCCCGCCAAGAAGATTGATGTGCTTAACTTGAATAAATACTAACGGGACTGTTGCACCCTTTTGCCCTTCTAGTATATCACAAGGAGGAATTTATTATGGCACAAATCAAACGTGTGAAAAAAGGTTACCTAGTAAGAATTTCGTATAGAGATCATGCAGGAAACTACCTAAGTAAACGAAAAACATTCACCCGTAAGCGAGACGCAGAGGAATTTGCTAACTCATTCGAAGTTAGTAAATTTTCTGGTGAACTAGAAAAGAAGCCATCTATTGAGTTCTCTAAGTACTTCTATTCGTGGTATGAGACGTACCGCAAGCCCAATCTCGCCTATATCACAACTCGTAGATATGAATTAGTCCATACTGAAATAGAAAATTACTTTGCTCATGCACGTATTGCAGATATTACTCGTAAGGATTACCAAAAATTCATTAACCAATATGGCAAAAATCATGCGAAAGATTCAGTGAAGAAACTGCACAATTTAATTAAAGCTTGTGTTGGCAATGCTGTTTTTGAAAAAGATGTTGAAACTGACTTCACTTATAACGTAATTATCACTTATGACAAAAATCGTAGTCTTAAGATTGATTACCTAAGTCTAGCTGAGATTAAGCAACTAACAGCTTATGTACAGAATCACCTCAATCCTCGTTACACGTCACAATACATGATCATGACTGCCATCTTTACCGGGGCACGATTAGGAGAAATCATGGCACTAACTTGGAAAGACATTAATTTCACGTTCAATACTATCTCAATAAATAAATCATGGAACTATGTTGAAGGTGGTGGATTCAAGCCAACCAAAACCGAAAGCTCAAATAGAACCATCCGTGTTAACAAACAATTTTTAGATAGTCTGAAAGCACTTAAGGTAAATAACCGAGAAATGGTATTTGAAAACGTTGCCCATGACATTCCAACCTCTAACGGCGTTAATAAAGTTCTACGCTCTGACTTAAAAGCATTGGGCATCACACGAAAGGGATTCCACTTTCATAGTCTGCGGCACTCTCACGTTGCGTTCCTGCTCTCTCAGAACATTGACCTATACATTATATCGAAACGTCTTGGTCATTCTGATATTGGCACTACGTCCCGGATATACGCATACCTAATTGATGAGTATAAAGCACGCTCGGATGAAAAAATTTCCGGCTCTTTAGACAAACTTTTTAATAGCCCACAGACTGAAAACGAAGCAAAATCCAGTATTCATTTTTGATAATAAACATTCATTTAATTGCATAAATAGCAAGTATAAAAAAACGCGTTTTTTAAAATTTGTCTTTACTTGTCGCTGATGTCTTAAAAACGCTATTATAACAGCATTGCCTATGTCTGCCTGGGGCATAATTAGTCTATGAGCAATAAAAGAGCCACGGTAAACACTTATTTACTGGGCTCTTTTATTTTGTGAATTTTAACAAAGTAGTGCCTTTGCAAAGATTTTTACGCATTTCTTCAATAAGGATGAATTCATAATAATTTTGCTCAACCGATAAGTGCTGGTCCACCTCACCTATCCGTTAGACACACTAACCACGGCAAACGGGCCGTAGCTCCCATTGTTAGGGGAACTATGGCCTTTTACTAACGGTTAAATAATTGTTGGTCACAGTAGAACCTTCACCAACGCTTCAGAAACTGAGGCGATTAATTTCTGAAAATCCACAAAAAGTCCTATGCAACCCACGATTTTAGTGTATACTAGATATGTTGACGAAAAGTTAACGTGATGGCGGTAGTGGCGAAGTGGTTAACGCACCGGATTGTGGCTCCGGCACGCGTGGGTTCGATTCCCACCTACCGCCCTTCTAAAAAAGCACGTGCAATTGCACGTGCTTTTTATTTAATCAAATTTTCTAATCACGCCTTCAGCCAAGCCTTCAAAGCGGCTCCAGTGCGTGAAGTGGGCACGTCAACTGCTGCTCGTGGGGTTCCGCTATACTGA